AGACTGTTCAGATGTCTAATGACAAAGGAACATGGTTTGGATGGGATGTATCTAAAGTTGGTCCGGTTACAGATAAAGGTGTTTACGAAATTGCTAAAAACTTTGCTGAAAAAAATAGCAAAGGTTTAGTAAAAGTTAAACACGGAACTGAAGAAACTAAATCGGATTCACCCTATTAATCATCTAGTGAAAACTAGATTCCTAGGATTGGGCGTGAAAGCGAGAGTGGAAACGCCCAAGACAGAATTATGATAGAAGATAGAGTAAGAAATTTTAAAAATATATTCAAAGGATTAGAAAGAGCTCATGGTGTCACTTACGTTGACAAAAAAGGAAATGGTGAAAAAATAAAAGGAAAATCTTTTGTAAAAAGAGATCCAGTCATAGATGAACTTTGGTTATTTCATTTACAAGGAAGAGAACCAAGCTTAGGAATCATTCCAATTAATGATGAAAACAAATGTATATGGGGCTGTATTGATATAGATTCTTACGCAGGATTCGATCATCAGAAATTAATAAATAAAATTAAATTACTTAACTTACCATTAGTTGTATGTCGTTCAAAAAGTGGGGGAGCCCATGTATTCTGTTTTACAACTGTACCTGTTACTGCAGAATTAATGCGTAATAAATTATTATCAGTTAGTGCTGTGTTAGGTTATGGGGGATCAGAAGTTTTTCCCAAACAAATAGAATTAAAATCGCAAGATGATACAGGAAACTTTTTAAATTTACCCTACTTTAACGGGGATGATACAACGAGGTATGCCTTTCTGGAGAATGGGGAAGGAGCAACCCTTAAAGATTTTTTTGGGCTCTACGAAAGAAATACATTAACACCCCAACAACTAGAACAACTTAAAATTAAAAGACCTGAATCCGAATTTAGTGATGGTCCTCCATGTCTAGAAACCATAACACAATCCGAAATTAAAGACGGAAGAGATAGAATTCTTTATCAATATATACAATACGCAAAAAGAAAATGGCCAGAAGAGTGGCAAAGTAAAATAAATAAATTTAATTACAAATACTTTTCTAATCATCCGGAAGGGGCGTTGGAAGACAGAATTGTACAAGGGAAGATAAAATTTAATGAAGGAAAAGAACTTGGTTTTAAATGTAATGAAGAACCAATGTGTAATCATTGTGATAAAAAATTATGTAAGACTAGAAAATATGGTATCGGAAGAGAGTCAATATTTCCAGAATTAAGTGATTTACAAAAAGTAGAATTAGATGAACCTTACTATTGGGTTAATGTAGATGGAGAAAGAGTTAAACTTGATAATATAGATTGTTTAATAGAACAAAGATTGTTTAGAAGAACTGTAACAAAACAAATAAATAAAAAACCACCTCGAATCAAAGCAGGAGATTTTGATAAATTTACAGATTTATTACTAGCTGGTGTAGAAATTATTAAAGCACCACAAGGCTCATCTATTATTGATCAACTCAAAGACCACCTAGAAGAATTTTGTACTAACCGTACTGCAAAAGATACAACTAAGGAGGATATCTTAAGAGGAAATGTCTGGACTTCTGATGGTAAACATCATTTTATTTTTAGTAAATTTTTTCACGGATACTTACAAAGAAAAAAATGGGGGGAAAAATCTCAACCCACTCAACAAATGTTAAAAGAGCATTGTAAATGTAAAGATGATAACCGAATTACTATAGGTAAAAAAAGACCTACTATAATGATTATAGATGCTTTTGAAAAACCAGAAAATACTTATCAACCTAAACAACTTAAACCGAAGGATCCATTTTAATGATAAGAGATCAATTATTATTATTTCCTAAGCTCGATCCTTTTAAAACAATAATAAAAAATATAGATTATATAGATGCGAGTAAAATTCCAGAATTTAAAAATGTTGTTGAAACAAAAAATAAATTAAGAGATCTTCCGGAAGGAAAATATATTTTATTTAAGAGTGGTGGTCGGAATAGATTTTTACCTGAATTAGGAAATATATTTCCGTATGTACAAAATATGGATACCAAGTATGTTTACACCCCTACTCTTTTAAAAACATACGTAGTTGTTATCTTAACAGAAGGGGGAGTGGGTTATACTATAAATTTATCTCGAGCTTCTGCTTCAGCATTTATTGTCCATCCAGATCCAAATAAAACATTTATTACTGATCATATAAATAAAAACAGGAGAGACTATAGATTATCTAATTTAAGATGGGCCACTCAATCAGAAAATTTAAAAGACAAGGATGTTGGTGCATCGAAAGGAGAAGGTTTTTGGGATGACAGAGTCACTCGATACACTTTAATAAAATGAAAACAATTGTAGTGGGACCACCAGGAACCGGCAAAACATGGACTCTTTTAAATAAAGTAGAAGAGTATCTAAAAAATACTGATCCAGATAAAGTTGGTTATTTTGCATTTACTAAAAAAGCCGCTAATGAAGCCAAAAGTAGAGCAATGGATAAATTTAATTTATCCGAAGATGATCTTCCTTATTTTAGAACTCTACATTCCCTAGCATTCAGACGTTTAGGAATTAATAAAAATAATGTTATGCAAAGTAGACATTATGAAGATCTCGGTAGACAAATAAATGTTCCACTGGATTATAATGATTATGATGATGAAGAAACAGGATTATTTACAACTAAAAGTGATTACTTACGTATTATTAATTTAGCAAAACTTAGAAACATAAGTCTAGATAAACAGTTTAATTTACAGGAACATAATCAAGATGTTGAATATGATAAATTAGTTATTATCGCAAATGAATTAAATAATTATAAAAAACAATACGACTTAATAGATTTTAATGACATGATTTTGGAGTTTACAAAATCAGATACTGCAATTCCTAAATTTGAAGTAGTTTTTGTTGATGAAGCACAGGACTTATCTTTAATGCAGTGGGACATGACAAAAGCAATTTGGAATAAAACAACAGATTCTTTTATCGCAGGCGATGATGATCAAGCTATTTTTAGATGGGCCGGGGCAGATGTTGATAGTTTTATTACTCAAACTGGAAAACTTTTACCTCTGATTCAATCAAGAAGAATACCAAAAAAAGTGCACGATGTAGCTATGAAAATTATTGGAAGAATTTCAAATAGAATCCCTAAAAATTGGCTACCACGAACAGTGGAGGGTTCACTTACTATCCACAATGCATTTGAAGATATAGATATGTCATCAGGTCAATGGATGGTCTTAGCTAGAACAAAATATATGTTGGATGCGTTAGAAGAAACATTAAGAACTAAAGGTTTTTATTATGAAAATAGATTTCAAAAATCATATGAAAAAGATATTCAAGAAGCAGCTATTGACTGGGAACATTTACGTAAAGGACAATTACTTCATTATAAACAAATAGAAAAAATATCTAAATATATGGGACCCACACATTGGGAAAAAATAAAACTTAAAGGTATGACTAAGGATTCTTTTCATGGAATTGATAAACTTACCACAGATTTTGGATTAAAAATAAATACAGAATGGTTTAATGCATTTGATGACTGCACTATGGAACGTAAAGAATATATAAGAGCCATGAGAAGAAATGGTGAAGCTTTAAATAAAGATCCTAGAATTTATCTTTCCACTATTCATAGTGTTAAAGGGGGAGAACGCCAAAACGTCGCGTTATTAACCGATTTAAGTCACAACACCCATAAATCCTACGAAAAAAATCCCGATGATGAGAATCGTTTATTCTATGTAGGTGCAACAAGAACCAAAGAAAATTTACACATTGTCCAACCTAAGGACGAATATAAAGCTTACCCGATGGAGGATATGTGAGATGTAATTGTAAAAAATGTAAATATGCAATGAGCACTGACATGATGTTTCTATCTTTACTAACAATAATTTTGTTTAAAGAATTTATGCTATGAGTGACGTTTATAAAAAACAAATTGGTGGTGACCACTATCAATCAATGACAATTCAACCTTCGGAATTTATAAATAAAAATAATTTGCCTTTTGCAGAAGGAAACGCTATAAAATATTTGTGCAGACACAAGCAGAAAGGACAAAAAAAAGATTTGGAAAAAGCAATTCACTACTGTCAAATGGCAATTGATAGAGACTATTCATGAGAAAAATATTATTAAAAATTACACGAAAAATAACTACATGGCACGAAAGAATGTTTAAATTTTTAATTAAAAGATCTAAGACAAGTATATGGTTTACATTTTTATTATTGTTCATATGCATCTACGAAATTTTTGAACATATTGTTATTCCTGCGTTTCTAATTTGGTGGGGGATTAGATGATCCAACAACCTCTTTTCAGACCACAAACAGAATGGGTACCTCCTCAAGAATTTCCGGATCTATCTAAATATGATGAAATTTCAATAGACCTAGAAACTAAAGACCCTAATTTAAATACACGTATGGGATCTGGTTCTATCGTCGGGGTAGGAGAAATTGTCGGGATAGCAATTGCTGTTAAAGATTGGTGTGGCTATTATCCTATTGCTCATGAAGGTGGTGGAAATATAGATCGTAAAAAGGTCTTGAAATGGTTTCAAGGTGTATTAAATACCTCAGCTACAAAAATCTTTCACAATGCCATGTATGACATTTGTTGGATTAGGACCCTCGGTTTAAGTGTTAACGGAAAAATAGTCGATACAATGATAGCATCGGCTTTGGTTGATGAAAATCAAATGCGTTATGACTTAAACAACTGTTCTAAAAGATACACGGGAAGAGGAAAGAATGAAACAGAATTATATGAAGCGGCAAGAAGTTGGGATGTTGACGCCAAGGCAGAAATGTATTTGCTTCCAGCAATGTATGTAGGCGCTTATGCAGAAAAAGATGCTGAAATAACATATGACCTCTGGCAAGAATTAAAGAAAGAAATATTACATCAGGACTTAGATTCTATTTTTCAATTAGAGACTGATCTTTTTCCTTGCCTCGTTGATATGAAATTTTTAGGAGTTCGTGTAGACGTTGAAGGTGCTCATAAATTAAAGCAACAGTTAATTGAACAAGAAAAAGAATGCCTGCAAGAAGTAAAAAAAGCCACACAAATAGATGTTCAAATATGGGCAGCGAGATCCATTCAGAAAGTTTTTGAAAAACTTTCCCTACAATACGACCACACCGAAAAAACAGATTCTCCTTCATTTACAAAAAACTTTCTTCAAAATCATCCACACCCCCTGGTGAAACAAATTGCCCAGGCTCGTGAAATAAACAAAGCTCATACCACATTTATTGATACCATATTAAAACATAACCATAAAGGAAGAATCCACGCTGAAATTAACCAATTACGAGGTGATAATGGAGGCACAGTAACCGGAAGATTTTCGTATTCAAATCCAAATTTACAGCAAATACCAGCACGGAACAAGGATCTCGGACCACTGATTAGGGCTCTATTTATACCTGAGGAGGGCCATACATGGGGTTGTTTTGACTATTCTCAACAAGAACCTAGGCTGGTAGTACATTATGCAACTTTACAGAATCTCTATGGAGTGGACGAAGTATTGGAAGCTTACAAGAAAGGAGATGCTGACTTCCATGACATCGTGGCAGACATGGCAGAGATACCTAGATCCCAGGCTAAGACTATAAACCTTGGTCTATTCTACGGTATGGGAAAAAATAAATTACAGGCAGAGTTAGGTGTGTCTAAAGAAAAAGCTGAAGAACTATTTAGACAGTACCACAACAAAGTTCCATTTGTAAAACAGTTAATGGAGAATGTAATGCAACGTGCACAAGAGTCTGGTAAGATTAGAACTTTACTAGGTCGACTTTGTCGCTTCCATTTATGGGAACCAAATCAATTCGGGATCCATAAAGCATTACCTCATGATCAAGCGCTCTTGGAACACGGACCAGGGATCAAGCGTGCTTATACATATAAAGCTTTAAATAAATTAATACAAGGATCGGCTGCTGACATGACAAAGAAAGCAATGTTAGAATTACATAAAGAAGGGATTACACCACATATACAAGTTCATGATGAGTTAGATATATCTGTTATAGATCACACCCATGCAACACATATAAAAGAGATAATGGAAGAGGCTGTTTCTCTTGAAATTCCTAATAAAGTAGACTATGAATCTGGCCCCAATTGGGGTACAATAAAAGAAAAATAGGAGAAAACTATGAAAAAAATTAAAGAAATTTGGGCACTAGCACAAGCTCACCCAAAGATATCTATCGCTATAGTGGTAGGAATCGTTGCTATATACTTTTTAGTAAACTAGGAACTATATGACCCATGGCCTATCTCAATGCCAACATTCCTGTAATGTATTCACAGATCAGGAGAGAATATCTCTACGATCTTAAAGAACATTATGGAGAAGTTGAAGACTGTATTGTGTTTGGTCTGGCATCGATTACAGGGCGTCCTATACTTTTTCATGCCATTATGGAAAATGGTGCTGTATTCTACCGTCTACCAATCTCTGCGTTCATTCAAAGAGGTTACGACACAAAAGAAGTTCCTAAATATAGACTTGATGAGCTGGAGCTTTGGAATTGCTTTAGTTACTATCCTAGCGTTACTTCTTTTGATATTCTAGACGGACAATCAGGCAAATATATCGGAAAAGATAAGAAGTGGCATCCGGGTGCCTATCTCTTTACAGTTGACTGGGCTCATCCAGAGAGTAATATAGTAGATACCGATCATTCTGAGATACCGCATGAACATAAGTGCGCCCACATCCTTGCACTAGAGGATGGAAATTATGCAGCACAACCTAATAATAGAATTATATGGAGTATTCCATCTTTTACTGTTAAAGATGAAATCCCATTTGATTGGAAGGTTCAAACTAGTGAATGGAATGTTGAAGACGACCGTAAATGGAAAGCAGAAGATACCGACAGGTACTTCTACGGAATTGAGGAAAAAAATGACAAAGATGAAATGTAAAAATTGTAATTGCGATTGTCACTGTGATGGAGATCTTCATGCAGATGTGTATGGTGTATGCACCTGTGATAATTGTAAGTGTCGTGAAGTAAAGGAAGAACCTAAAGGTTTGATCCTCGACGACACGGAAGAATGTGAAAGTTGTCAATAATGAATGATAAAATTATTACTGCACTCTTGGCTATTCTCATCGCCCTGTCCGGCTGGTCCTTAACGACTACGGTTGGACTTAAGTCGGATGTTGCAGTTCTTAAAGAAAAAGTATCGGGGGTTGAAAATGAAATACAAAACTTTAAAACTTCTAAAAAGAAGAAGACTCGCAAGAAAAAGAATTCAAAAAACTGAGAGAGCGGTACAGGTTTTGATAATTGGCCTAGCATTGGTGCTAATTCTTTTAGCTGGATGTAACTACAATATGGTTCCTCACGAAACAAAAATAGAGTATGGTACCAGTGAGACGGACGCTAAAAATGATAAACTACAGCAAAAGCAGTCTGTAACTCAAACCTGGAAATGGAAACAAAATGATTGAAAAATTAATGACTCTATTGGTGGGAATCTTGTTGGCGTTAGCCGGCTGGAGTCTTAGCCGTACCTTTTCACTTTCTACTACTCAGGCAGTACTTGAAGATAAAGTTGAAAGACTAGAGTTTGACCTAACAAATACAGAAGAAAAAATAGATAAGATGATGGACTCTGATGAAGAGATTATGGAACAACACAAAAAATTGTTTCAAGCTTTAGAAGGTAATCAACCTACAACAGGATATAATTATTAATGGCACTCAAAATTTCAGACGAAGCA